CTGCGGCACCGCTCCCGCCGGCCGGTGTGTCCTGTCCTCTTGGTCCTCCGTGCCACTAGTGACACCCGTTACACTGTCGATCTCCATCGTTCACTGTCCTCCCGCGGCCATTGCCGCCAATTCATTAAGTGATCCGTACCATCCGCAACTATTCCCATGGTTGCAGGATGCGCTTTTCTTTTGGTCTGGTTGTATCAGCCACCAAACGTCCGAGCGGCTACACCGTGGGCACCTTACCCCGCGCACCGCATCCCCCACCACGCGGCCGCCTAGGGCTACCCCTAAGCGCTCCCGGGTGCCGGGGTCGTGTCTGAGTCGGTTAGCCCGCTCCCTGTCCCTTACCGCCGCTTTGTGGATGATCGTAGGCGGCGCGGGTGGACGTTTCGCGGCTTCCCGCTTGGCCCGTAGCGCCTCCACTTGTCTAGCCCATGGGGTGTATTGGCCTAGGTAGAAGTCGGGGAGCTCGTCCCCTGCTACCCATGCCGCCGCGTAGTGGGGTGCCCCTTCCTCCCGTAGTGCCGGGAGGTAGTAGATCCGCCCCGCGTCCTTACACTGGGTATCTATGACAGACTCCCATTTAGCCTTCCCTGGGTAGTCCTCCAGCCTCTCCACGTCCTCCGGGTTTAGTAGCCGCCGGGTGTACCTGTCCGCCCAATGGTAGACCCCTTCCCAGTCCGCAGCGTCTACGGGTCTTTCGAGTGGTAAGATCACCCGGAATTTGTGTAGGTCTTCAGTATGGGACCACGAAGTGTGAAGGATACCCCGTCTCCAGGACCAAGCGGCTAGGGCTTCCTCTATGGTGGTTCCCCCGTCGTAGTCCAACACCAGACAGCTAAGGGCTTCGACGTTGGCCTTCCCCCGGGTGGTATCGGGTCGGTAGACAGTAGGGCTCCACGCTGGGAGGTCTTTCTTTGTCCCGTCTGACGAGACACGAAAGGAAGTCAACACAGAGACCAATTGATCCCACGACATCTCCCGCTGTCTAACCTCCCGATCCCAAGTGTTCCTAAAGGGGACAGCCCCCCACGCCCGATCGCTCATCCCTGGTACCCGTCTTTAGCCCACCCGGGGCCCTTCAAAATGAAGGAGGATCGGCTAATTCTCTTGGACATTGGCGGGGCTTCCGCACATTGTAAACACTCCGGCGGGGGTGCTGTGTGGGCTTGCAAGGTCTCCCGCTCCGCGTGGCATTTTGTACACTTCCATTGGTAGATCGGCATTACTCACCCCACCCGCAACACCAAGAACACCACCACTCCCCGCGGCTTTCCGTCATAAATTGCCCTTCCTCTACCTTTGCACAGTTAGCGCATTCAACCCACCACCGATCCGGCTCCGCTTTTTCTTTGCGTTCCAGCATCCCAGCAAACTTGATTCGTCGCGCTTTGCATTCGTCCTCATTTGGTCGCGGCATTATTCGCCCTCGTGGTTTTGCCCGGTGTATTTTTGCATCCATGCAACAGCATCGGCGCGATCTTGTTCGTGTCGGCCGTGGTATTGCTGTCGGTAAACGTGCGGCCGCGCTTCGTTGATCAAATCGTCTATGAGCTGGCCGGGATCGGCTTTGTCCGGTGGGCCCGGTATGACATGGCGCGTGCTCTTATCCAAAGCCAACCGATCGACGGCTTGACGGTATCGTTCCGGGTCTATTTCGGCGCCGGTCTCGATCACCTTGACCCCGTGAGCAAACAGCCCGCCCATGTGGTGACGGATACGGGCCTCGCATATGTCCATGTATTCGGGTTCGCGCTCGATGCCGATAAACTCGAAGCCCTCAAGGACAGCCGCACAGCCCGTTGTACCTGAGCCCATGAAGGGATCACAAATTACGGACCCACGTTGTCCACCCGTTAATTTTACCAACCAGCGCATGACACCGATCGGCTTGACCGTTGGGTGATGGTTCTTGACCCGCTCCGCAGTCCGACCCGCGCCCGCTCGTGGGTTGTCCATCCCCGCTGAGCCCTCGGTGCGGTCTGTGGCCTCTGCACCCGTGCGACCCGGTAACCGCTCGCACCCTGCCTCTCGTTCGGATCGGGATGCCTTGGGGTGTGCGTAGATGTTCGCGGGCCATCGGCCGATGGCGTTCGCCTCAATATCACGAAGAACGTCCCGCGCTGTTCCATAAATCGCGCTATCCGTGTATCCGCCAACCGATCGCCCGCCCGGATTATCACCCGGCCCCGGCCACGCCGCATCACCATACGCAAACCGGCACCCGTCGATGTTGAGCGCCCCTGTACCGTGCCGCAATGCGTTACCCGCCACTGTACCCGTCAACGGCTTGCGAGCGAGCACGGCGGGCTCCTGGGCGGGCTTTAACGCCGTTCCGTATCCGTTCCACTTCTTCGCTGCTTCTGTTGCGGGTGCTGTGATATGTCGATCCCTTTGACCGCTACCGCCTTCCCCGCCTGCGCTCATATTGTCGACGGTTCGCCCTTCCGAATAGTGTGGGGAAAGGCCCACCACCTCACGATCCGCGCCCGCTGCCCGGTCGATGGCCTTCGACACATCGAGGCTCTTTGGGAAGCCAGACCAATACAACCAGGACACGGTATCGCGGATCTCAAAGCCCCCATTTTCGATCGCCGTGGTCAGCGCGTGAACCGTGCGCGTACCCCCGAACGCCACGATGTGACCCCCTGGCTTCAGCACCCGGAGACACAACCGCGCCCAGTCCTCACCGGGTGGCAGAGCATCCCACTGTTTGCCCATGAAGCCCAGTCCATATGGCGGATCGCAGACGATAGCGTCCACACTCTCGGGCTCCATGGCCGCCAACACGTCCAGACAGTCTCCGCGGTATAGCGTAGCCTTCATGCCTTCGCCTTCATCGCTTGTATATACGGCTTGATCGCTCGCATACCATCCAGCGTTGGCGCCAAATAGGTTTGGCCGTCTTCCCGGTTGGATGAAATTAGCCCGCTAGTGTCGTTTGAGTAGCTCCAAGGGGGATCGGCTACTATCAGGGCCGGCGCTTCCTCTAGGCTGTCTAGCAGTTCCTCACAGCTACACAGGCGTAGATCTGTGCCCTCCGGCTGTTCCGGCTCCGGTACCGTTAGCAATTCCAATTGCACTACTCCACCCCCCGCGGGCCGTCTAAATAGAGGGTGTAGGGGATCGGCGGGTGGTCTTCGATCTCGTCCTCAGCCTTTCCACGCCACCGCTTGGCGTACCACTTGCAAAGGTCTAGGACCCCCTCCGGGTAGTCCTTGCAGGCTGTGAGCGCTAAGACCCCACACCGTGTCCGGTCCTTGTCCTCCGAGTGGGCCCAAGCGTTAGCTGTCTCCTGAACCGCCGCCGACAGGCTAAGCCCGTCCCTACGTACGGCGGGGTGCTCAGACCCCACCGCGTAGATAAAGGCCGTGAGCTCCGATCGTTGGGCATCCGTTAGCCCTTCCTCTAGGGCTTCCCGTTGTCTCCTTCCCTTTTCGCCCATTAGAAGGGTAGATCGTCGTCAAAAACCGGAGCGGCCTTGGCTTTAGACCTAGACGCGGCGGCTTTGTTTTGTGCCTCTACGATGTTTTCCACACCCTTAGATTTCCTTTTCGGCGCGGCCTTTCGGGGCGCGGCCTTTCGGGGCGCGGCCTTTCGGGGGGTCGGGGCTTCCTCCGCCTCCGCCCGCTCCGGCCAATCGATCACAGTGATCGCCGTGGCTTTTAGCTCTAGCTCTGTGCGCTCTTGGTCTTCCTTGTCTGTCCAAGTAGAGGTAAAGAGCTCCCCGGATACGCTCACCCGGTTCCCCTTTTCGAGCCTACACAGTAGCTCCCCAAGCTTACCCCAAGCGCTAACCCTAACCCACGTTGTAGACTTCCGATCCCCGTAGCCGTGGTCAAAAGCAATCGCGGTTGACGCTACCTCCCCGTAGTCCGTCGTCCGGCTTTCCGGGTCCCTTCCTAAGCGGCCTACACCGCCTCCGATTAGTGTGCTCATTTTTTACCCTTTTGGCTTTGGAGCCATTCGGCCCCGGTTGAATTGCTCACGATCTCCCACACTACCTCCACGGCGGCGGGTGCTAGTTCTGCTACCTTGGCGGCGTCCTTGCTGGCCAGTAGCCCGCCAACTTGATCCTTGGTCCATGCCTTAGACTTCATACGCTCCCCAATAAGCCCACGGAGCGCGGAGACCGCTTGGGCGTCTACCTCCGGTTCCGGTTCCGGCTCAGCGGGTGGCGGCTCCCCCACTCCTACCCACGCGGCGATCTGCTTTGCAAACCGCGCCCCGGGTTCCTTGACTACTGCCCCGGCGATGTCTGGAATTCGTGACTTGGTGACTACCAAATTGTGCCCCCAATCCATGTCCGCCACCACGTCGAATTCATAGTCCAGCCCGTCACGCTGAACCGGTGCCATACCTATTTTTCGGGGTATCTTCCCCCCCCGCCCGTTGTCCTCTAGGACATACTCCGTTTTAGTCCGCAAAGTGGTGAGGACGTGACAGCTAGACCCTAAGATCGCGTCTACTAATTGATTATGGAGCGGGGTAACTTCCCGCCAAGCGGTGTAACTGTTCCGGCTTTTGGACCGGGCCGTTACTTTGTCTACCATCTCCAAGGCCCCGCCCTTACCGGACCAAGCGTGGGACAGTGAATCCACAATTAGAACGTCGTACCCTTCAGCGGCCGCGGCTTCTATCACTTCGACGTAGCGCCGGGGGTCGTAGCTATCCAATTCTACGACATCGAAACCAAAGCGATCGGCGTACTTGCTAGCGCTCCCCCGCTCCGTGTCTAAGACGGCTACACGGTCTCCTAGCTCCTTGGCAATGGTTAGAGCGGTGTAGGTCTTCCCGGACCCCGCGGGGCCCATTAGAGCCATCCGAAGGCGGCTCTGTTTACGGGTTGCTTTTCTAAACACTGAGCACCCCCCACAACGCCACCAAAAGATCCGCTCCATAGTCAACGATAAGCGCCCCCGCTATCATCGCGGACAGGCCTACAATGCAGGACGGGAGATCCGCCCCGGGGTGTTTTAGGTCGTGCTCATTCATGCTTTAGCCCTCCTTGGGTCTCCAGTAGTAGCAACGCGGGGCAAAGCTTGTCAAGTCGTTTTAGACAAATATCTCAAAACCTGATAGGGTGTGGACGTTGGAGGGTAGAAACATGAAAACGAAAACATACCACCCCGGGCGCAAGTCTCTTGCGCGGCTGGTTGCCCACTACCGGGCGCGGCGGGGGTTGACACTTAGGGAATTGGCGGAAGCAATCACGGCGGAAGGGGTGCCCAAAACACGGGGCGCGGTTCACCACTGGGAGCGCGGCGGGGGTATCAGGCGGGAAAGCGCGGCCGCGCTGGTCTCCGTTTTCGGCTTGGAAGGCCCGGAGGCGATGGCGATCTATAAGGCCGGAGGCTTTGTGGTGGATATGGGAAGCCCTAATGAGTGAGAAAACGAAGGTAGTGATTGGGATCGACCCCGGCAAAACAGGCGGGGCCGTAGCCCTAAACTTAGACGGGGAAGCTTTGGAATGGATGGCAGCGGACCACCCGGGGGAGGGGTACACCGTCCGAGGGGGTAAAGGTTCGGCCGGCTATGTTCCGTCCTGCATGGCTCTATGGCTCTATGATATGTCCGAAGCTTACAAGGTGATCCTAGTGGTGGTAGAACACCAAGCGGCGCGGCCGTTGGAGGGCCGGAGCTCCGTCTTTACCACCGGTTACGGGTTCGGGCTTTGGGTAGGAATGCTAGCCGCTCTCCGCTTCCGCTACTTGGTAGCCAAGCCCGCAGTGTGGACCCGGGAGATCTTCGGCTCAAAACCCAAGACAGCCGAAAGGAAAGCCCGCGCAATTACCACGGTATCCGCTCAGGTTCCCACGCTGTCCCTAACTTGGGGCAGGAAGACAAAACCCCACGACGGCCTAGCGGACGCGGCGTGTTTGGCTTTGTATGGACTAGGAAAGCTACCAAAAGCCTAGGGGCATCTAACGTTATTGGTGGCTTGGCACAGCACCCCGACAGAGATCTTGATCTCCGTTAGAGCCTCGCTAACTTCCTTTTGAGTCACCGCGATCGATGCCATATCCTCCGCCCGTTCCTCCCGCGCCGCTTGGACTGTCTCCGCTACTTGGGCGATCTGTGCCTCGGCTTGGTCAACCCGATACAAAGCTATGCCCGCAGTCATAAACATGGGCACAATTAGAACGCCCAATTTAACCATAGTGGGAAGACTGATAGAGGACCCGGCGGGCATTAGGCCCCCTTCCACTTGCTGATCATAGCTTCCAAGCTATCCCCGCCAATGTACGCGGCGCAGATAAGCGCCCATGTATCCGCGTCTATTAGCTCCCCGCCTCCTATAAATAGGGCAACGGTCGCCACTAAAAAGCAGGTAAAACGCCGGTAACTGATCCGCTTACCGGACCCATCAAACAAAGCTAGGATCGCTGTCTTCATTTTTTCCCCCTCTTGATCTTACGGATAGCCCGCCGGACGTGCTTCCGCTTTTTCTTAGTATAGCTTGCGCGGTGGATGAACAGGCACAACTCCACAAGCCCGCCTAGTATCCTGTCCCGCTGTGCCTCCTTGAGTTCTCCCCATTCGGGGATCTCGTCCAGTCCGTCGTCTAGCATCTCGGTTACTTCAGTAACCACGAATTCAAACCGTGCCGGCCCCGCCCGATCTTTGTGTTCGTCCAGTTCCTCCACCAAGTCAATAACAGCGGGAAGCGCCGCCGCTATCAGTCGAGCTACCCACGAAGGGGCCCGGGGGAATAGAAAAGTAAACAGGGGACCGATCAAAAGATCTACCATTTGGAACCTCTAAAGAAAGCCTAACACTCTAAAGCTAGTCACATTGTAACGATGAGTAGACAGCCTCTCGGAATTCATCCGGGGAGAAACCGGGGCATAGGGTCGCCTTCAATTCCTTGTGGCCGTATAGGGTGGCGTTTGGGTATTGCCTGAGCAAGTCGGCACAAAGCACCGCCGCCGCTTCCCACTGTTCCTCCGGCGGGCTGTCTTCCCCTTCGTAGCTACCGATCAAACAGACCCCGACAGAGTGAGCATTAAACCCCCGGCAATGAGCCCCCACGGTTGCCACGCCACGTCCAAGCCTCACCCGCCCGCTATGCTCTACCACAAAGTGGTAGCCGCAGTGGGTCCCGTCCTTTAGGCTGAACCCCCGATCGCTGTGGGCGTCGGATATGTTCTCTAAAGTCCAAGAGGTAGGGCTAGCGCTGTGGTGTATTACGATCGCGGATATGCCCCGCATCTATTCAGCCGCGGCGGGGGTTAACCAGGCAATGAGCGCGTCCTTATCGGCTTCGGTGCCGGAGGCGATGGCGTCCAACTCTGAGCGCCGCATTTGAAACCGGACAGATACGATATCGAAATTGTCGTTTATCGTAATTGTGTCAGCTTCGATCGCTGTCTGATCATCGTCTTGAAAATTCATAGTCCTGTCCTCCCACTGGGACAGGTTCCGCCGTCCAATTGTGTAATCCGATAGTGGACCGTGAAATCAAGATCAGCGGTCGATCCCGCCGTTGATGAACGGCCAACACTGATAAAAACATACAACCGATCATTATGAACCCGGAAACGTTGCTGTGTAACCTGGGTCAATACGCCTACTTTGGAATCGCCCACATCGTCACGGTATACCCAGTGCATGTCTTTACACAGTGGATCTTCAGCATTGGATATGCCGGAAGCGGTCAAGCCGTCATGTTTGCGAATTCGGCCCCACCAGTGAACCCGGTTGAAACTTTTTCGGCCGGCCAAGTATTCAGCATTGCTGATTACAGGAAGATCCTGCCCTGGGTTTGTAATGGTCCCCCGTGGCGATGTGTTCGACGCATTGTAAACACTAACGCGGCGGTTTTTGTGGGTTGACGTGTGGGTGCTTATTCCGGTCCCCATCACATCGCGGGGCCATTCCGTAGCGCCCGCCGTGGCTGGTAGATTCTCAGGATCGGTAATTACGCCAGCGATGCAAAACACGCGAGATCCGACAGGGGGCCGATTCAATCCACCGGTCACAGCTCCCGAATTAATTGACCATCCAACAGCCGGAAGCGTAATTGCAAATTCCACGGTCACCGGTTTGTCATTGAACGAAAACGACGATCCATCCTCGGTTTTGACTTCAGCGTACCAGGTGCACCCGTCGATCAGTTTGGCGTTTCCTACCGTTGACAGTGAGCATTTATTGACGCCTGATACATGGGTAAGGCTACTCATCGTCGTATCGGGGTCGTTCTTTGTCCAATCCGAATGGGTGACATCAGCAACTGTCCAATCGGACAAATCGGTTCCGCCGCCACCGCCCGCGGCGGGGGGTGTGAAGGTAAACGGAGCCATTAGTCACGCTCCGACATTTGAAAATGTGCCACCACGCTAGCCGCATCTCCGGCGATCCAGACTGAGTGAGACCCCTTGGACTTTGGTAAGTCGTGGTAGTAGAGCGTGTCCGCCGGCACTCTCATATAGGATTCCGTGGTAATTACGGCGGCGTCCGTCCCCCCGTTCGTCACAATTTTACCGGCTTGGCCAGCGAACAAAACGGAAACCTGCGTAGCTCTAGCCGAGACAGTGATCTCCTGGAGGGTGTCCGGCGTGGCGGATAGGGTAATGTTTTCTGTGCGTGGAAAAGTGTTGGTGGTTGAGTAATCAAGAACGGCCATGGGTCCCCCGGTTTTTAAGAGTGTATCAGATCAGGGCATCCCGCGCCCAATGTGGCACGGTTACCAATTGAATTTCCGTAGACCCCGGGACACGTAGTAGCCCGGAGATAATGCAAACGGTACGATCGAAGCCGATCCCCGTGTCCGTAACAGTAACCACCGATCCCACGTCCAAGGACTGGTAGCGCTGCGGTAAAACGTAACGAACGGATCGCCGGGTCTGGCTTAAATACCGGATCTTCCAATCGAGGATCGCCCGCGCTGTTACGTCGCTTTCCACCGTTGGAGCCTCAATAGGATCGGCTATGCGGCGTCCGTATCGTGTGAAGCTAGCCCATGAATAGGGGTTAGCCTGTACCCCTTCCAAGTTGTCCAGGTTTCGCGGGGCGTATGTTAGGCGCTTCTTATAGTCCCCGCTTGGACCGTGCCGGCAATAGTCGATCGAGATCTCATTGTAGACATCGTTTGCGCTGGACACTTCTACCGATCCATCCCGGTAGCCTTCGTTTTGTTGGATGTCTATATGTTCCACGGCGTCCGCTGCGGTAGCATCCCAACGCCAGAACGTGAAACTAAGACCGTCGTGTGTGACTTGGGCTGTCATAGGTAAGACAGGTAAAATGTCCTCATTGATGATCGCCCAAGGGCTCCGGGGCTCATTGATCCAGAAGTCCAATTTGTAGCCGTTGACTTCGTTTAGGACTACCCGGGTTTTTAGTTTGTTGACCCTTAGATCGCTATGGTCTAGGAGGTATTCAATAACCTCACCCGCTCCGGTGATAGGCCCGGTTCGGTGTTTATTGAGCACACCCCCACGCCCCGGCCATGATACCCAAACCTCAGATCCGGCCGTGAGTTCAAGAGACCCAAACGGCGGCGCGGCCCCGGAGCTCCCGGGCCCGGATACCGCAATCATGGTAACCTTCCGGCCGGTTCCGTCGTGGGCGTGTCCGCTTCCATCTATGAACGGTCTAACGACTACGTTAGTAACGTGGGCGTCCAAGTAGTCCGAGTCCCCCCCGTCGTTCCACAAGTAGACACCCCCGGGCATTGCTAAACCGCCCGCCGTAAAGCTACTGTCCACCCATGTTTCATGGCCGGCGATCACGATATAGATCGGCTTCCCTATGTTGTCCGCGTCCGCTGTGGCTCCCGGATCGGGTTCCGGGTCATAGGCCCCCACGATGAGCGCGGGCGTAGCGGGTAGGTACCCGTGGACGCTGGGAAACGTGGCCGGAGCATTGAGCCCGGGGCGTCCGAAGATCCAAGGGTAAGCCTGTCCGATCGCGGACTCCGCGGCGGAGAATTCGGGGGAGTAGGCGGGGTCGGGAGCGTAGACCCCGTCCGCCCAACGTGGCCAAGTGTTACCATCCACCACCGCCGCGATCGGCGGGTGCGCTCCGGTGTCTAGGTAGTCCGACTCTGTGATCGTAAATGAAACCGGCTCATGCTTTCCGCCGTAGGTCGGGGAGTCAATAAACCCACGGACGACGACAGTGCGATCGGTGTAGCCTTGGCCCTCAATCAATAGGGACAGTTCACCCTTTGACTGTCCAATGTCTGAAGTGGGATCGGATATGGAGGACCACCCCTCCAATTGGGCCGCGTTGAAAAGAGCACTAACGCTAACTTCCCGGGCTCCGCTTTCCGGGCTGTCTATACTTTGCACTTCCTCATAGTCGAGCATCTCTAGCCCGCCGGGGTAGCGAAACACAGCCGGCCCTAGGGTGGGGTCCGAGTTCAGCACGTCAATTGCTGAAGTGCTGAAACGGTAGATCCGTCCCCTTATGTCCACTTCCAATAACCAAAGGAGGCGATCGGAGTCTAGGAGGGTTCTAACAAGGGCCACGGCTTAGACTTCCTCGTCTATTACAACTTGGTTGATCGTTATCATTTCGGTATTGTCCTCATCCCCTAGGACAGTTTGCGTTTTCACCGGGGACACTATCCGCCCGTATAGCTGTCTGTCTCTACCTGTGATCGTAAAGTGGTCGTGTACTGGTTGGTGAGGAATCCGGGGGAGGAATACAACGGGAAGCGCGGAACCGTTAGCCCGCCCAAGCGCCCCGGAGACTACGTGGGGATCTTGTCGGACCCCTATTTTTTCCAGTAGCCCCCCGGTGATATAGTCATACGGGTAATGGGGAACGGGTGTACCACCGATCCCCGTAGAGTCCCACCCGTCCGCCCATGCAAATTCGACAGTCCGCCGCATGGGGCCGAGTTCCTCCGCCATACGTTCTCCGCCTCGGCCGGTAACTAGGTCCACGTTTGGCGTGTGGGTGATTGATTTTCCCCATGAGTAGTCCATACCAAAAACAAACAACGGCCCAAGAGCTACGGCCCCTAGTTTAAAATAGCCCTCCGCCGTGTCTTGGACCGGGATCGTTATTCGGAACCGCTCCGCATTAATTGCCCCGCCTCTAAATATGGTGGTGGTCTGATGCTGGATAACGTCAAAATTACCAGTGGTTGGAATTCCGGCCATGTCTCCGTCAAGTGTCAACCGGCACGGGACATAATACCCCGGCACCTTAGCAAAGGACCCCGCGGAGTTAGATCGGATCTTCCTAACGTAGACAGCCCCCGTGCTTGGGTCTGTCATTTTGGCATAGCTTCCTACTAGCTCGTCCACTTTTATATAGCGGTTCGCCTCGAAGTCCGAGCCCACCACGGCGGGGCGTAGGTCGTCCCCTGTCAGATCGTACCGGCACCCCGTAAAGTCCCCGGGGTCCACTGTATGAACGGGGACCCACACCCCGGAATTGTAGGCGTCGATCTCGTATGTCTTAAAATTTGCCCCCGTCAATTGTAGCCCTGCGGCTTCACTGTTGGGCCGGTGTCGGGTGCCGGGGTTCGCTTCCCACTCTATGGTAACTTGGGCCGCGTCCGTCGTTGAACGCCACCCGCTCCGGGGTGAGGCGCTAACGTCCGGGTTTATGTTCCGAGCGGGGAATTCGTATTCTGTGGAGGCCTTCCAAGTATCAGAGAAAAACGCCGTGGAGCCCTTAGCCTTTAGGCTCCATCCATCGTCCAAGTAGAGCGGGTAGACACTAAAGGGCCGGCCATGGAGACCGGCGGGCGCGTATGTGGTGAGGCTCCAATTGTTCTCCGCGTCCATTGGGTTTAGCGGGTAATGGTGAACAAAGCGCCAATGAGACAGGAGGGGGATCGTAGCTACGGCCAAAGCCCCCCACAGTGTCCCCGGGAAAAAAGCCCCGGGCGCTACGATCGCACCGGCTAGCCACTTGACCCACACCCCGCCGGGTTCCCTGTACATTACGTAATGTACATTCCCAGTGCCGCGGGTGATCCTCCACTCCCTAAATTCTACGTTAGAGAATTGGATCGTAGTATTGAGCGGAGCGGCCGTTGTTAGGTTCCATACCTGAGCGTCCGTGGCGGACAGCCTAACCTCAAGAGCTCCGCTTCTTAGACTGATATGGTTGCCCGTTATGTTGCCGGTTCCGGGATCGATCGTGGCTACGCTGTCTACCTTTACTTTTGCCCATATTGTCCGGCTGTTAGGGTCCTGCCCGTAGCCTCCCTGCTGTCCTACTGGGGTAGATATGGTGAGCCCGTCGGGGGTGATACTGTCAGTATATGGAGCGGGGGTGGTAGTAAAGTCCACAACGTCCGCCGCGTATGTAGTAGCGGTGAAGGTAGGGAGGAAGCTAAAGCCGGTTCTAGGAATATCTAGCGGGACAGTACTAGTCCCGGTGTAGTGGTCGAAGTTGGAGTAGTCCCCCAACTTTAGGATCACTTGGGCGCCGCCTTCCCTTGTTACGTAGCTTTCTGATTGGTTGTTCTGTTCATACCGTCCGCCCATTGTGATCAGGACTAGTGACTCTTTGTAAGGCGTTAGGGTGGAGTGGTTGATCTCGTCTACCTTCCCTAGGAGGCGGTGCTGAACGTCCGTATAGAGTGGATCGGAAGCATGGTAGAAGCCGTTAAAATTCGTGCGGTGGTCGTCTAGCCTACTTGGTAGATCCTCCAGCCGGTACCGGATCGTGGACGTTTGGCCTAGGCTGTTTCGGCTTCCGGCCATATCACCGGAGCGGGTCACACACAGGAAGCCCTCCGGGTCAATACAGGAAGCAAAGCCCCACGACTTGAGGGGGACGGCTTGATCTCTTGGGTCTGTCAGAGTGGCCCCGAAGTTTTGGTGGTCGCTGAACCTTCCAAAGGGTGAGGGCTTCCAACTAAAACAGATCCGGCCCACGCTCTCCCGATCGTTAGAATACAAAAGCAGGACCGATCCGTTAGCGTCTACGTGGAGACGCGGATCGAAACACCACGCGGCGATCTCGGTGTTAGAGGTAGGAGCCCCGGGCCCGTTGAATTCCTCGATCAATGTCCACGTTGCCCCCCAATCTTCGGAGGCAAAGTGGCGGCACTGGTGATCACCAAAAGCCGGCCAAGTGTTCGAATCAGTAGCCCCCACCATTGCGGTTAGATATCCGTTATGCTCTACCACTTGGAAAAAACGGACCACCCCCGGCCCTAATGGGGTGAGGGTTGCGGCCTCTACTTTGTAATTTGAATCCTTAGCGGAAGCGCTGCGGATCGCCCATGTAGCGGCGCTATCGTCTGAGTAGTAGGTATCGATCCCTTTTCCATCGATGCCACAAAGGAACACCAGTAGACGCCCGCTAGGTAGCTCTAGGATCGAAGTCGCGCCCCATATGTTAGCGACGGCCCCTGAGTAGTTCCGGGTTAGAATGTTGGCGGTGGTCCATGTATCCGTAGCCGGGTTCAAGGTTCGGACGCTTACGTTTTCATAAGACGTGGTAGTCGCCGGATCGTAGTAGTGGTGGTGGTATACACAGTGTACAAAATTGGCGGCGGTTGTAATGGCGTGAGGGTGTCGAATAGTAGTAGCGGCGGCTGTCGGGTTGCTCGGGTCTACGAACATTTCGCAATCAGAGACCACGCTGTAAGGGTCCCAGCCTCTCCAATCCGTGTCCGGGTCTCCCTGGTCCCGCCAAGCGTAGCGGCCGCCCCGGGGCTCCCCCCAACCGTTACCAGCGCGGACAGCGCGGACTTCGTATTTTTTGCCGGCTGTGCTCGTCCCCGTGGCCTCCAAGTCTAGGTAGCCCTCCGATCCTGGTTGGGTCACTGGACGACCTACCACCGGGGAAGCTTGGGCCGTGTCCGGGGTGATCGTCATTGTTCCGGCATTGTAGGCCGGATCGTGGACAATGATCCCGCGGTAGTAGTCCTGGGTGTATTCAGCCATTAGCCGGCCCTCCGGTAGGGGTTCCGCCGGCCGCGTCTATCGCGCCGGTTGAGTTCTGAAGTAATAGCCCCCCCGCGCTTGATCGAGTCTTGAAGGACCGTATCTAATACTTTGTGCCGGTAGACTTGTTGAACGACAATAGAACCTGAGCTCCCGCGTCCTTGGTTGGCGGCGTCCACGCTTCCGGGTCCGCCGATCGCGTCTACTCCTTGGGCGGTTAGGATAGCCTCACCCGTCCGGGCTTTTATGATCCGCTCATCGGGCGTGGTGTTGGGTCCGCCAATCATTCCGCCTAGGTGCGCTGTGGGAGGCTCGGCGGAATAGATCGTAGCGACCTGAGCGGCACCCATAGCAGCGATAGCCCCGGCGGACACCGCCCCGGCAATTGGTCCTAGCTCGGCAAAGGCCCGGACGATAGCGGCCGCGGTGCTCATGATAGCTACCGTAGCTTGGAGGCTTTGCTGTAATTGGAAGGACTTGAGGATCTCCGCGTTTTTGATGGCTTCGATCTTTTCCGTCTTTTTAGCTTCGGCGGCGATCTCTTTCTCTTTTGATTCCTTTGCCTTTTCTAATGCTCTACGGGTGGCGGCGTCCTTGGCGGAGGCGATGGCGTTTTCAATGTTAGCCAGTTCCTCCGCTAGTCCCTCAGCCATTTCCCGGCGGGCGTCCATTGTTGCCGCTGCTTGTTTCGTTACTGCATCCGTAGCAAGCGCCGCAAATTGGGCAGCGGCCTCCGCGTAGGTTCCGGCGGCGTCCGTGGCTAGGTTAAAGACCGCTAGCTGTCGCTCCTTTATCTTTTCCCAACTTTCCAGAATGGACGCCTCTACCTCTCCTTGGCGGGCTTCTATTTTGTCTGAAGTTTCCCCGAAGGTTTCGGCATAGTCTTTTTGTGCCTCGGATAGCCGTTTCTTTTCCGCTGTTAGGCGGGCTACGTTTTCCTTAGCGGCGGATAGGGTGCCGGATTCGTCGAGCTCTACCGGATCTTTTAGCGCCTCCATTTCTCCAAGCTTTCCGGCTACCGCATCGATCACCCCTTTTAGGTCCTTCATCCCCGCAGCGCTTCCGCCCGTGGCCCCCTCTAGGCGCTCGAGCAATGCCACGCCCTCCGCTAGTGGGTCCGTTACTTGGGTGAATTTCTCCCCTTCCTCTACCAGTTTTTGGAACCCGTCCGCCTGTTCCTCCGCGTCTACCCGGTCAAAAGCGGCCTCGACCATTTCCAGGGCCGGGGCTAGCCGTTCGGCTACGGCCTCTCCGCCCTCATTGGCGGCGGTGGTTAAAACGTCAATTTGATCCGAAAGCATCTCTAGATCGCTTTGGGCTTCCGTTGGGATCATTGCTTCCGTAGCTTTAATGAGATCCCCGATCGCGTCGGTTTCGGCCTTTGTGCTTTTGGTGGCTCTCTTGCTGCTTTTGGATTTCTCGCGGTTCGCCTTGGCTACCTTTTGATAGGTTTCGGCTAGGTCCTGTTCCTCCTTATTGATCCCTTCGATGACTTTCTTTCTAGACTTTAAAACGGCCGAGGCAGCAATTAACCGCCGTTCGTTTTCTAAACTGATCCGGCCTTCGTCTTTTGCTAGTTCGTTTTTAGCTTCGAGCGCGGCCCGGTGTTCTTCTTCCGCTTCGATTAGCCATTTTACGGCCTCCCGTTTTGCGGCCGTAGTAGCAGCGGCGGCGCGATCGGAGGCTATCGCCTTGTCCAGGACTTCCTGTTGTTCCTTTCCGGTAGCTACCAGAAGTTCCAATTCCGCCCGGGCTTTCGTCGTTTTGAAAGACCCCACAGCCTGGGCCATGTCCCGCGCCGCTTCCGCTAGCGCTTCCATTTTTTCCGTAGCGTCTTCTAGCTCCTTGGTGAAGTGCATATGAGCTAGCGCCGTGGCTCCTACGGCTAGCCCTACGATTCCAAGACTCCCCGCGAATTTACTACCTGAGCGGGCAGCGGCTTCTATACCGCCGGCTAGGTCTCCCATGGTTGACAGTGCCTTTTCAGCCGCCGGGGAAACCGTACCGATCGCACCGCCCAACGCCTTAAAGATTGAGTCAGTTTCCCCGGTTACTTCCTGCACGTCTTTTAGTTGATCGCTGTACTCCTTAGCGGAAAAAGTAGCGGTGTCCGTCGCCTTTGCTGCCCCCTTCCAAGCCCGGGAAGTTTTGGCGGCGGCTTTCTCCGCGGCTTTCTCGGCTTTTTTCATTTGAGACTGGAGGGCTTTAACCATGCCTTTAGCCTCTTTCTCCGTCATACCGGGAAGGGCTGCTAGCTGTTGGCTAAGGTTAGATATGTCCGCCTGAAAGCTGATATCAATTGGCGCTGGCATTATCTCCCCTCCAATGTCTTATGCATGTTTTTAGTCATAGCCCGGATCAGTTTCCGGCCTTTCTTTTTGGCTGGTTTTAGTGCGTACTCTTTCCAGTAGAATTTTCTATGGTGCGGGTAGGGAAGCCTAGCCATAAAAGCATAGCGCCCGCCGCGCCTCACAGCGTCGTTAGTTAGTGACACTATGATCTTTCCCCGGCCGGACTTGGACACCGCCACCCGGGTAGACCACCGCCACTTCTTTAGGGAGTAGCCTGAGGACGCCCAACCTTGATCATTGAACCCGCGCTTTTGGGCGCGTTTGTTCCCCGTGCGATTTGCGGAGGTAGGCCTAGGCCAGTCTCTTTTGACCCCGGCGTATACCTCCCGCATAGCTTCCTCCATCGGAACCCGGCAAGCCTTGGTAGCGCCTTTTAGAGCCCGCTCTAGTAGGGTGTTGGCCCCTACGACTTCCGCACCGTAAGCCCCGGAGCCTACGCTAATTCGGGAGCGACGGGCCACGGTTACTCCATCCAAAAGGAGGAAGCGGAATCACTGGCGATCTTCACCTGCTTTTTAAGCCGGGAGGACCCGGCACCTTTAGCCGGGGTGCTCTCTATGCGGGAGTGGGCTAACACTTTGATCCTGTCCTCTTTCGTTAAACGATAAAACCAAGACGGATCGCCCGCGTACCGTAGCCCAAGCGACAGGGCTACTAGGTCACAGCCTCCCCGCCTGGAGCGGTAAAATTCTCCGCGGTGTCTACCTCCGCCTCCCTTGGAAAAAGAGATTCACAGACCACCCGGTAACAGTCCACCGCCGCCGTTATGATCTCGTCCCGCTTGGCGCCTTTTGCCATTGCTGCGGAATAGACCCGCCCGCCGTACTTCACAAGGTCGAAGTCCAGATCCTCCAAGAGCGAAACACCGCCTAGGGAAAATTCGGGAACACAAAGCCCAAGCGCGGCGGCTAGAGCTCGGGACTGTCTCCGGGGGTGCTTTGTCTCCGCTTGGTAAGTGATCGCGATGTCCTCCCGCTCCGCAAACGGGGGGAGGGTGATCGCGTGGTTCTTTCCTAGCAGGGCAATAGTAGCCTGTCCGTTTTCCATGGGTTCCCGTCCTTCCTTGGTGGGTTCAAGTGAAAGTAATGCTTCCGTAGCACACGAAGTTGAAACTAAAGCTAGAGGGATCTCCCTCACTCAGATCCGCCACAAAGTGGCAATCGTCCAAGACCACAACGTGATCTCCGCCCGTGTCTCCGTGAGTAGTTCCGGCGATCGTTAGGGTTACCTTCAGCGTGTATACGTCCGCATTAGCGCCAAGCGTAGAAACGGCGGAAGCCCACAGCGATCCGGTGGTTTTGTTCACCGCATCCATAAGCGTATCATATGTGCCGGTGGGGTCAGCAAGATCCGCAAAATGTACGGAAAAACTACCACTAGGGAAGGTCTGATTAGTAGACCTTACGGTCGCTAGGTCCCCTCTATCTAGATATGCGGCTACCTCTTTTTGACCGGAAGTGAGACCGGAGACCGTAAAGTTTCCTTCCTCAAATTGTGCGGTGACGCTAAGCGCGCCCGCGTTCGACTCAAGGACAATAGAACCGTCCCTGAAGTTTTTAATTGTGGATGAATGAGCGATGACAGCCCCCTATTTTTTGGTGGTGGAATTGGTGCCCTTCTTAGGGGCTTTGGTAGACGTAACAGGACTGGACATAACGATCCGCAATGCGGTCTTGCACTCCGTCCTAACCTTGGGATCGGTGGCGGACTTCACAAAGTCCAACGCGGGATCGGCGTCCTTCCATCCGGGCGCGTGGGTATCTAAGAATTTGATCGCTTCTTTCTTTTCCATTGTTCCCCCTAAACTAAAGCCAAGGGGTGCAGGACAGAGAATTCAATTTCCCCGATCATCCACTCCCCGGCGGGATCTACTTCCCGCATAGTAACACTAAGAAAGGTAATAGAAACCCCGGCCCACATTGTAGCATTTTCAGCCATTACCGCTTTTATGATCTCCGCCTCAGCATCGATCGCGGCGTCGTAGCTCTCTACTTGATCCTTGGGCTTTAGCCTGAAAGCATAAGTGACAGCGGCCACAGTGTGCACTGTAGCCCCGTGGGTTGCCCTCTGGCGGCTTTGTGTGGGGTTAGTGGCGGGTACCCCTACCGCAAACCGTTTGTGTAGCGTAGAGGCGGGATCGCGGCCGAATACTCCGTATGGGTGTTTAGCCACGCTGAAGCCCGAAACAGCGTCTACAGCCGTTTCGATTCTTTGACGGATCGAAGTTACCGCGACAGCCACTAGTGACCCCAACGGCCCCGCGGGGCATTCGACAAGTAGATCACAGGTTCGGCCGCTACGCGGCGTCCCTTCTTACCCGGTTTGCCGTTGTGGTCCGCGTCATAGATAAAGTTCATGTTACGCCAAGCGCTAGCGGCGGTTCTCTTGTGGGCCTCGGACAGTTCAATGTACCGGCCCCCCTCACCTACGGACGTTCCGAAGTCCGAAAAGATCAGGGCTAGTGTCGTCTCTAGGTGGTATTCCCTGAGCGCCCACGGTTCCAAAATTAGGAAAGGGAAGGAACCTTTAGAGACTAGGCGACCTACTACCCGCCTCCAAGACTCATCTATGAAGCCTTGGTAACTTGTCATGCCATTAGGCCGTAGATCGTCTAGGTCCGTGTAGCACGCTAGCAAATCGGCGTCTGTCACCACGGGGTATAATGCCCGGAGGACCAAACAGGCCGATCGGCGGAATGTTCGGACGACACTATCCGAAAAGGTTAGCGCCCATTCCTCCTGCCACCCGTCCCCCACTTGGAGGGTGTCGGGGAGCGTAGCCGCCGGGATCGCGTACTGTGCAACGTCCGCAACAATAGAGACAGCGGCGGCGGAAACCACCGCGTCTCCGTTAGCGTCTATCAACGTGTAAGACCCCGAGACCGGAGCCACTAGAGCTCCGTCCCGATAGATCGACAGATCCACCACTTGATCCCGGTTCCTTTCAATGAACGAAGGAAACGGGATCGAGGCAGTATAGGGAGTCTCCCAACTGTCCCGGCTTGACATAGCGATCCCCCTCTAGGTGGTTAGCCCGCCAATGCGACCCAAGCGCCAGCAATTCTCATGTAAATAGAGTCTGTGCCGGCGGTTCCGTCGGTCCGCAAATATACCGATCCATTTGGCTCAGTGGTGGCACTGGGTACACCGGTTCCACTCGTGATCGTAGGTACCGATCCGTCTGGGTTAGCGCTTTGGCTTACACCTTGGCGGACCCCGATCGAAGTTGCCGCAATTCCTTTGCGGTAGCGGTGTGCGAATTTGCTCGTGTAATCGGCCATTGGTGATCCCCCATTGCGCCTATTGGCGTGGCTTTTGTTGTTCCTCTCTTACTAGGTTCCGCCGGAGGCGCTCCCTAGTCTCTCCATAGTCTACACTAACCCCGTGGTCCCTGTAAGCTTTCACAACTCGATCCGCTTCCCTGTCCAGGACTTCCCGTTGTTTTTTTCTTTCAGACATTGGCCGGGGCCTTTCGTGTACGCTTCCGCGCTGGTTTCTTTTTGGTGGTCTTAGACACCGCGGCTTTAGCTCCGTCTAGCTTGGCCTCCGTCTTTTTGATCTTAGCGGCTACCGTTGGGACGTGAACGTTAATTGCGTTCCTGTTTAGGCGGTGCTGGAGATCATCTAGCACGATCTCCAAGGCTTCCGGCTCAGGCGCTTTAATAACGCCCGAGACTACTAGCTCGCGCCTGAATTCATTATATCGATCGGGATCGTGCCGAGTGACTACACGGTTTCCCATTTTGTGGGGGGTATCCCATAGGGCATAATGGGAGCCCCCGCCCCGGCACTGATAGCGGACAACGTAACCAAGATCCCGCGGTAGAATTGTCCACCCTCGGTTCTGAAAGTTGATCCGCGCTTGGCTATCGTCTACGCCTCCCCCCGGAGTAGAGCGGACGCCGTTAACGCCTGGTTTTAATAGTAGCTGTTTAAGCTTCGGGAGCCATTCCCAATCACCGTCCGCCGTCTCCACCGGTTCCCACGAATTGGGGTGGTGCATTAAATAGAAGTCCGATTGAGGGAAGCCCGGGAGCAATGTAGCGCCGGGTCTAGTTTCAGCCTTGGCGCCCGTGAGCACCTCGCCAGCCTGTCCGAAGTCATGAGCCATTATTTATCCTTCCTTGGGTAAAGTAAAAAAAGGACGCCCCAAAGGGGGGAGGCCCCAAGGAAGGACGGGAAAAACCCCGCCCCCCTTGAAGCGCCCCGGAGCGTTTAAGCGTCGGTAACGATACCTACGCCCATGTCGTCCTGTAGAATTGCCATGCCGCAGTAATACGATCCGACAATGTTAGTTACACCGCTCAAGGCTGAGCGCTCGAATTCCACCACAAGCGGGGAACCGGCGGGGCGTACGGAATCACCGTAGGCCACGACAGGCGATCCTTCGGCGTATCCGATAGCGCCCGCGCTCCACATTCCGCCGTGACGGTTTCCGCCTGAGCTCGTCACTTCTGTATTGGTGAAGATATCGACACCGCCGAACATTCCGGCGTATCCGCTACCCTTCAGCGCAATTAGCTCAGCCGAGGCGGGCACATAGGACAGGGCTCCGGCTTCCGCTCGAAGTGATCCCTGTAGATCTGCTAGCTGGGTTGGATGCAGAAGCGAAAACGCGGGGCCCGTGTTTCCGTTCTCCTGAAGGTGCCGAGTGGCATCAAACCAGTCGTCAACAGATAGATCAACCGTTGAGGTTCCTTTGTCGGTACCAAAACCAGTGATCGCACTTGCCACCAATTCCATAAACAATTTCTCCGCCTCTCCAACCATGGAAGCGGCCAAGCGTGCAGGGTTAATGTCGTTGGGTCCGGTGCTTGTCATTTCGGCAAGATCAGAAAGACCCCGCGCCAAGGCGTAGCGGACGATCGCAAGGTTCACCGATGAAGACGTAATATCCTCGGCGGTTATTGCGGTGTCCTCGGCGGCGGTGACAGCAAATTTGTCGTAACCGTCAAGACCGGCCATACGGACTTGGATCGTGTCTGAGCCTTGGCCGTTGATAAGCCCATGGTAAGAAAGAGCACCCGAATTCCGCATGCTAGACCGATCGGCTAGAAGCGTGGTGATCTCTTGTGAGAGGATAGCGGCAAGACGGAGCGATCCAGTCTCGAGGGTAGCTTGTGTGGTATTAGCCATTTTGTGAACCTTCTAGGTTTATTGGTTGGAAGCCGTCCACGCTTTTTACGGGTGCTACCCGCGGCCGTGTGTAAAGTTTAGGGACTTAGCCCCGCTGTGTCAACGATGCTAGCAAAACGTCTCTGTGCGCTTTGTATTGCTCGGTGCTCATTGCGGAGATCTCTTGGGGGGAAGGCATAGCCGGCGCGGGTCCAGTGGCCACCGCGCCCGCGTTAGCCGTTGGGACAGCCTGCCCCGGCGATGGAGTAGCCGGGGGAGACTCGACAGCCGGCGCGGGTGCGGTGGCGGTTTCGGGTGCAGGGTTAGCCGGTGCTTCCAAGGAAGCGGGAGGGGTTGGGGGTGTCTTGGCCATTAAAGCAGCAACGGAGCGCGGGAGGGTTTCGGAGGACAGCCAAGCGGATAGATCTACACCCGCCGGGGCGCGGCGCTCATAGATCGCCATAATGTCCGCCACGTCCTCTCCGTCCGTGATTCCATGCTTATAGACAGCCAATTGTTGACTGTGGCTTTGGGTCGTCTTTTCGATGTGGGCGCGGGCTTCCGTTAGCTCCGCCTCTAAGTTAGCGGCGGCGGTTGCCTTGGCGGTGAGGCTTTCTACCTCTTTCGCTAGGGCCTCCGCCGTCGTGGTCGCCTCCCGTTTTGCCTTGGCCATTTCTGACAGGCGATCCTCGGGAATCCATCCGGCGACATCCTTGCTACAATGTGGGCAACTCACAGCCATAATTATCCTTCCTTGGTTTACTGTTTATCCTTGGGAGCCCGTGGCGGCTACAAAGCCTAGACCTACTGTCCCCATGATACGATTGGCGGACGCGGGGGGGATGCTGAAGAATTCGATCAACATGTTTAGCCCGGTGTCTCTAGGAAGGTTCCCGGAGGCTACGGCCTCTACAATCCCTTGGGCCGCTGTTACTTGGGCGCCGTTAAGGATTACCCGATCTTCCGCTCCGGTTTCCTCTATCGTTCCGTCCTCATTGACTACCGGCGGGGCTCCGGGGTCCACCGGTGCTACCGTCCCGCCGTCCATGCCTCCACCCATTACGGCGGGGCCCGGGGCCGCGGCTTCCTCCACTCGTATTCTGTGGAGCTCTTGGATAGCGCGGACGCGGCCGATCCCGGGGTGGAGTTCCATATAGGCGTCCGCCTTGGACATTATCCCGGCTTCGATCTTTTCTAGTAGGTCCTTCCGTTGTCCGTCTTTCTCTTGGGGACTCATTGGGATCGACTGATAGCGGATCGTGTGCCCACTCTCCGGCGCGGTTGAACCCGTGGCGCGGTTTACAAGCTTGGCGCAAACAGAAAGCAATTGTA